GAGTGCAGGTGAAGAAGTACACCACCGGCACCGCGGCCCAGACAAACCCGACGTCTTGGGAAACCAACAACGATTCGACCCTGGCTGCCACCTCGGTGACCGTGAACCAGATCTCGAAGAACTTCACCGTCACCCAGCAGGAGCTCAACCAGGGCTTCAGCCTGGCCGATTTGGCCGCTGGCTCTGCCGACCTGTTCGCCTACGGCATCAGCGACGTGCTGACTGCTCTGATGGTCTCCGGCAACTACGGCGCCGCCACTGCTATCGGCACGGCCGCCAACTTCGACAGCTCGGACCTTCCTGCGATCCTCGCTCTGGCGAAAAACTACCGCAGCAAGAACCTCATTCTGGACGGTGGCCACCTGGCTCGCATCCAGTTCTCCGGCCTGAGCACCGCCTCCGCCGGCACCGTGGCTATGCCCGACAGCCGCTACGGCCCCCTCAACAACGGCCGGTTCGGATTCGACGTGATCGCCGAGAACAACCGCTGGACCTCGGCCGAGACCAACGCCGTTGGTTTTGTGTGCGGCCCTGATTCCATCGCCATCGCCGCCGGTCTCCCGGTCGGAATGATCGCCGGCGAGTTCATCGAGCAGCGCACGGTGACCACCAACAACGGCCTGAGCTGCTTGTTGTCGGTCTGGTACAGCCGGGCGAGCCGCAGCCACATGGCGTCCTACGACATCATGTTCGGCGCCGCTGCCGCGGACACCACGCAGGCCGAGGTTCTCGTCACCGCCTAAGGCTGACCCATGAGAATCGCCACAACCATCTCGGTGGACAAGAGCGGCAAATCGAAGATTGTCGCCGGTCCCGAAGTCGACGCTGCCGCCCAGCGCGAAGACTTCAACACCGCGAAGATTGCAGAGGGCACGAAGCTGATCCTGTGGATACAGGGAGCACTTGCACCGAAAGTTCGTAAAGGATAACGCAGATAACCTGGGGGCCTTGGCAATAGGGCCGAGGCCCCCTCTACTGATAAAACACAATGGCCGTTCAAACCGACATCGCAACGCAGGATTCCATGGGATTCCAAGGCGTCGTTCCTGTGACCGGAACCGCGCTGAACTCCGCTGGTTACACCGCCATTCAGTTCGCCGAATCGGGCACGCTGACCAGCATCGCAGGAACCGGAATCTCTGGCACCTGGACCGGCATCACGTTCCCGGGTGGGTTCATCATCCGAGGCAGGATCTCCAGCTTCCAGCTCGCATCCGGAAAGGCCTTGGCCTACCTCGCGCGCGCCTAATGACGCTCGACCTCACAATGTCGCTGGCATCCGACTCCGAGTCGGCCATCGACCCATATCCTCCGGCAGCCCGTAATATGCTGCAGGAGGACGAATTCCTTGTCCTACAAGAGGACGGGACATCTAAAATTGTTTTCTCACTCATTACCGACTAACGCTTTCACATTATGCCAGACTCAAAGATCACAGCACTTGCAAGCATTGGAACCGGAACCGATCCGGCAAACGATCCGCTGGTCATTGTCGATGTGTCGGATGTGTCTCCCAGTGGCATGTCTGCCACCGGAACGACCAAGAAGGTCACGCTGAACAACCTGCTGGCTTGTTCTCCCACCGCCACCCTCGCCAGCGCCACCATCACCGGCGATCTGACGGTGCGGACGACTCGTCTTACTACGACCACTACTGGTGTCGGCATTGGCACGGCGACTCCAATTCTTCCGCTTGATGTTCGTGGAACCGCCGGTGCTGGTGCGTTGTTTCTTAAAACCACTGATCCTACTGCTCCAGTTGCTTCAGCTTACATTCAAACTCCTGTTTCAACCGGATTCTCTTCGACTGTTCCAATGTACGGTTTCTGGTATCAGAACTGTGGAATGGGAAACCCTGCGTCTGAGAATTTGAGCTGGATTATCAGCAGCTCCGAAGCCATGCGCCTGAACTCCACGGGGCTGGGCGTGGGGGGTATTGCATCAGGATTGGAGCGTTTTGTTGTTTACAGTGGTGGTTCCAAAATGATGTCCATTGACACAAATGGAACCTTTTTTGCTGATGGAGGAACCGGCAAAGGTCGATTGACGATTGAAAATTCAAGCTCGACCAATTCGATTTTATCAACAACGACCCTTTTCGGTTCGTACAACATCCTGAAAAGTGCGGCGTCGCAATATCAATGGTTCATTGGAAGTTCGACCCAAGCGATGACGCTCGATGCGAGCGGGTCATTGCTTGTCGGAACAACCAGCAGTCTTCAAAATACATCTCACAGTTTTAAAGCTCTTGGCACTTCCAATAGCTTTTGGGCTTCAACCTTCCAACACGATGGAACAACTGGAAGTCCTAGACTCTTGGGCTGGAGACTTCCTAATTCAAGCGATTCAAACGCTTATTTCGTTTATGCAATCAATTCTGGAGGAAACTGTTTTAACGTATTCGGAAATGGTTCAGTCACAAATTCTACCGGAACCTACGGTACTATTTCCGATCTTCGACTGAAGGAGAACATCTCCGACGCTCGCAACTATCTGGCCGACTTGTTGAAGCTGCGAGTGGTGAAGTACTCGCTCAAGTCTGAGGCTTCTGCGGTTGCAACCAAGATCGGATTGATTGCTCAAGAAGTCGAACAAGTGTTCCCGACACTTGTTGAAACCAACAGCGACGAAGTGAAGTCGATCAAGACCACCGTTCTGATTCCGATGCTCCTGAAAGCCATTCAGGAACTCACCGCCCGTGTTGAAGCTCTGGAAGCCTAATATCCCATGATTACTATCAACTGGATCATCGAACGCCTTCTCGTTAAGCCGACCGAAGGCACTCTCACCGATGTCGTAATCACCGCCGATTGGCGTTGCAACGGCTCGCAGGAATCGTTCAGCGGCACTTGCTACGGCAGCGCGTCGTTCCAGCCGCCGAGTGGTTCTGGATTCACCAAATACGAAGACCTCACGCAGGAGCAGGTCTTGAACTGGTGCTTCGCCAATGGCGTCGATCAGAGCGCGATTGAGGCGAACGTGACGCAGCAGATCAACGACCAGATCAACCCGCCGATCATCGCTCCGCCGCTGCCGTGGTTACCGCCGGTGATGATCGTTCCTCCGATGTTGCCGCAGGTGGAGCCGGTTTTGGTTGCGGAGGAGCCCGTCGTTTACGACACTGCCGCCTGATATGGAAATCACCATCACACTGACTCAAGAGCAGACCAACAGCCTGCTTCAGCTCATCGACATCGCCATCAAGGCAGGTGGCTACCAGAACGCCAAGGTCGGCGTTCCTTTGGCCGACATCATCATCGCAGCAGCCCAACCCAAAGCCTCCGAGTAACATGGACGCAACCAACCACGGCGGAACGAATGGCCTAGCCTTGTCGCTGGGCACGGCAGCAGCAGCAACGTCTGCATCTATGCTGCCCCAGCTCACCGACGAGATCCGTTTTGTCTCCGCCGTGGTTGGTCTCCTTGCCGCGTGCATTGCCCTCTACAAAGCCATTAAGAAATGAAAAACACGAAGACCACACTGGCCGGTATCGGAGCCATCCTCGTCGCAGTCGGTGGGGCTCTCAAGGCCATCTTCGACGGTGACCCGACCACCTCGGTCGACCCGACGGCGACCATTGCCGCAATCTCTGCCGGTATCGGCCTGATCATGGCTAAGGACGCCGAGAAGAAACCGGAATGAGCTGGGTTTACCAGATTGTCCTGGCCTTCCTCGACTGGATCCGTGAAACACCACCCGCCGACATCCAACATGGCAAAGCACCCGAAGACCTCAAGGCTGACCTGGCTGGCCGTGTTGCTGACCTGCCTGGGCTGCCAGACCAAGGTGGTGATGGTCCCGCACGGTGACCCGGTGATGCTGGCCAAGCCGGTGAGGGCCAGTGTGTACGCTTTCGATGTAAACAAGAAGCTGGTGGGGCCGTCCAAGGTGACGCTGCCTGCCGGCTGGTACGTCCTGCCTAAGAACTGATATGGCCCAGCAAATCATAAACATCGGCACCATCGCCAACGACAACACCGGGGACACGCTCCGGGGCGCCGGCCAGAAGATAAACGACAACTTCGACGAGCTGTATGGCAGCCTACCCATTGATGCAGCGCCGGCAACCTGGGTGCCTACGCTGACCGATTCCGGCGGTGGCCGCACCTACAGCTACACGATCAACACCGCACGGCACACCTCCATCGGCTTTGTCTCCACATTCACGGCCGACATCACCGTCAACTCGGTGACCGGATCTGCCACCGGAGACCTCCGCATCAGCCTGCCTGACCCTGTGTCCTACGATGCCGCCCTGGCCATCTGGTTGGACAACGCCACTGCCCAAGCCAAGACCGCGGTGATTGGAAAAGCTGTCGGTGGTACATCCTACGCCGCCCTCTACCACTACGAGACCGGCGACATCACCAGCATGGCCAGTCAGATTCAGGCTACCAGCCGTATCCTGATCTCCGGCACCTACTTCACCGCCTAACATGACCACCATCGGATCCAGTCTCCAGCAGGGCATGGCGGTGCTCCAGCAAATGCTGGGGGCGCCCATGTTCATCTGGGAGGGGACGTCGATCCGGTGCATCCCGGCAGCCGTCACCGATGCCAACACCCCGGTGACCGGTGGGTTCCAGGACAATGTGACCTCCCGGATCCTGGTCATGTTCTCCGACTGGAAGACCTGCGACAGCACATTGGTCACAATGGACTCGACGCTGTACACGCTCGACCAGGGAACGACCTTCTCAAGGCTGCAGCGTGAAGACTCCGGATTCGTTCTCCTGGAGAACACCGACCGCATCGCGCTGACCTTTTGCAAACCTCGGCCGGTAGTCGGGCGCACGCTGGTGTACCAAGGCCGGACCCTCCGGATCCTGTCCTGCCGTGTGGATGCCTCCGGCGCCTACTACAGCCTCGAACTCGGGGCAAAGACCAAATGAGGCAGGG